AAATAATTCTTACATTCATCTCCTCTATTTGCCTCAAACCATAATCCTCTAATAGGATTACCATAGAAGGCTAGTAATTTTTCTAATTTAGCATAGTAAGCTTTTCTGCCACCTGACTCCTTAGATATAAATGAAGCTACAATAGTATTTCCATTAAATCCTTGAGGTATGTATTTAGGATTAAGCATAATATAAGATACTCCAATAGAATCACCTTCATCCATAGCATCAGATACATAAGGATCGTGTCCTATTAAGTTATACATATCATCTGGAACAACCCCTTGAAGTTCTTGAGGAAATTCATATATCATTATAGGAGCTTCTAGACTGGTTCTATCATAAGTAAATTTATGCTCAAAGAAAGGGTGTCTTTCTTTATCTAATTTATAATTAACTCCTCTTGGGGCTTTGCTATCCCAATATAATTCAATAGGAGTATAGTTTTTTTCATAAGCTTTATGTGACATTAACTCTTTTTCTCTCGATTCAGCTTCATTAACTGGAAAGATATTAAGTTTAGTAGATTGCCACATATCCGAAGGTACTAACGGGTGATTCATTTTTTCTATCTGTAATACTGTTGGATTAGTAGCTTTAGCAGCTATTTCACGCTCTTTTAAGAAGTGATCAATCGCTAAGTCATAATTAGTATTACCTTCTGCATCCTTAAGTGGTGTACCTTCTTTAGTTTTTTCTACAGTAAGATATGCAGGTAAAAATAATCCTATTTTACCAGATTCTTCCCATTCATCATCAAAACTGACAAGGTTATATTGGTCAGGGTGAGTAAAGATGGTTTTAGCTGGTAAAATAGTCTCCATGTTACCTGAAGTACCTAATGCTACTTGCATTCCAAATTTAAGTGCTCCTACTGCAACTGTAGATTTATTAGAGCCCCATGCTTCTAAAAGTTTTTCAATTAAACCTTGTTCTTCATATATACAAAGATTATAACGTCCACCTGCAGCTGCTTCAGCTCCATTTCTTTTTTGTTGTGAGTAAACTACGTGTGCCATATAAGAATCTGACCCTTGTAGTGTTTCTGAACCTCCTTCTAATACTTTATATTCATGTCTCCAAAGATTATCTTTATTATTAGGGTTTGTAGTACCTGCCATTTCTTTATAAAAAACATTAGGTTCATAATCATCATCCCCAGGTTTACCCCATACTCCTAACGAATGATCTAATGCTAAATTATTAACTGCAGATTCAATCTTAGTCATAAATTCTGAAGATTTATCTTTTTGACCAGCTCCTATAACAATCTCTGACCTAATTTTTTCTTTAGGGTCAATCCCTAATCTTTTAATGTATTCATCTGAGTAATATTTTTTACCATCAAATAATAACTCGTGAGTTGCAATTGCACCCCATGAAAAAGATTTTCCTCCACCCCGTGAACCTAGTTCACTAATATTACCTAGTTTATTATTATATAACGGAGCACCTTTAGGATACTCATGTATTCTTCTAATATTATCTCTAGGTTCAATGTATTCTTTGAGTTTACCTTGATTATTAAATAAAGTAAGTCCTATTGAATCTAATTCTTCTATTTTAGGTAACTTATCTTTATAAATAAACCATCTAAAATTAGAAGTATAAACATTATCGTCAATCCACCCACTAAATCCAGCTCCTTCTAAGTGAGTGTAAAATCTTTCCCATTCTACATCTCTAATACGTGGTTTAATTTTGTTACGAGTATTCTGTATCTCATCAATGTCATCAATTTTATAGAAATTACCATAAAAGAAAAGTTTAGGTGGTACAAATCTATATCCTCCAAATTCAGGAATCCATAATCCTTCTATACAATATCCTTTTAGTTCCTTCCAATAAGGTATGTACCTTGGATCTGAAGGGTGGTAAATTTCTAAATTAGACATAATGAAACTACTTCTGTTTTGTATACGGACGTAATTTCTTTTGAATTTCATTTATATAAGGTTTTTCTCACTAAGACTTAGCTTACGTCCACCTCTTAATCTAGCTTCTCCTTTTTCTTTAATAAATCTAGACTCCATTTTTTCATAAGACTCTACTAACTTAGGGAATTCTTTTCTAATAGTAGTAATTTTCTTAATTAAATCAAGAAGTTCTCCTCGTGGTATATCTTTATCTCCAGTAATTTCGTTTTGAATCTTAACTACTTTATCACATAAATCATTGAAGGCATCTTTTTCTAATTTAAAAGCTCTTTCAACAGAACTCAAACAATGTTCAGGATACTTTAAGTAACAAATGTTCGTGATTTCATCTTGTAAGTCAAAATCAGAGTAATATGTCTCTAATAACATGTCTAATCTTTCTTGAAAAGCCATCCTATAATATTTATTAAGAGATTCATCTGCATCTTGTAAGAAAAATATAACCCACATAGTTTTAGAAGACTTAACTTTATTTTTATCTCTATCTTTATTATATAAATCTGAATAAGGCTTCATTATAATCATATGCGGATTAATAGTCCACCAATTAGTATCAGGTTCAAAGTTTTTCTTTACATTACTTATGCTCATCTGTTTTATCTTTTTCTTTGACAGTTAATTGAATCTGATATTTGTCACTCCAAGCTTCATTATTCCTAATATCTCCATCTTCTGCAGCTATTTTATAATGAAGTGTGATAGTTACATTCTTTTGGTACTCTTTTTTATTAGCATATAACTCTTTAGGAAGTGCTTGACTCACAAGTCTCATAGATTGAGCACTTATAAGCACTTCTAAGCCATCTTCTTTAGTAATAGGTGTACTGCATCCACATGAAGTAGTAACGTTAGTTAAATAGTCTGTATCTACCTTTAAAAAGTGTCTAAACTCTTCAGTCTCTGTGTGATTAAATTTAAGTATTGTCATTTTTGATTAGTTCTTTAAGTAATTCAAGTCCTCCTTCTCCTACAAGAATAACAGGCTCTTGAATAGTTACAGGATATTCTCCATAAAATTTTAAACAAAATTGTTTGTAATCCTCTTTCTGTTTGTTATACTTTGTTCCTTTTTTCTTCATTAGTTGATGTTTTTATAATTGCTTCTCCTTTAATAAGGAATTGTTTAAAAACAGATTTTCTTTTTGCAAAACCTTCATCAATTATTTTCTGTAACATAGTCTCTAATACTATTTCTTTATCCACTTGTTGTTTTGTCATTAGCTAATGTTTTTAGTATTTAATTTTGATGTTAATTTTATTTTAAAGTCTTCTCTAGTACATCCATACACTAATAAGAACTCAGTATCTCCTAATAAATAAGGATAACTTCTACCAGTAGTTTTAGCTTCTGAAAGTATTGAATCCTTTTCACTAAGTTTACTTTGTTGTTTCATTACATTCTATATTTGATTCAACTAATTCCATAAAGGGGCAACCACATTTTTCACAATGACCATTAGCATAACAGCCTGGACATTTATAAGCATAATAAGCAGCTTTAGAAATAACTTCGTGGTTATTAGTCGGATAATGTTTTTGATAATTTATTTTTAAATAAGAAAGATAGTAACTTTTTATTATTTCCTTTATCCTTCTTGGTTCTTTTACTATTGCTTTTATTCCCTTTAAATATCTTAAAAGGGTTAAGTAATACTCCGATTTTAATTTCATTATTATGAATTGGTTTAGATACAAGTAGTGTAGCGTTTTTTAATTGTAAAGCTGCTGTAACATCTATACTAGACTTAAGGTTATTCATACTTGCCAAACTTCCAATAAGTAATTTAGGTTTAATTTTAGATTGAGTAATAGTGTTAATGCGAAGAGTGTCTGTTTTAGTAACAGTAACAATAGTATTAGTAACATCTACTTTAGTATTACGACTAAGTAATTTACCAGTGTCAGTAACAATAATTGAATCTACGATAGAATAGTTTTTACCTTTAATAGTATCTAGGTAAGTTAATAGAAAGTTTCTTTTAGAGGGGATAGTTTTTGTAACATATTTAGGTACATATCTAGTTTTTACAATAGTATCAAGTTTAGTAACATAAAGAGTATCTTTAATTTCTATACCAGGTGTATATATTGTATCTATTTGAATAGCTGTATTTTCTTTGTTGAGAAGTTTATGAGTAGAGCATCCACCTATAAATCCTATAACTATACTAGTTAATATTAATAACCAGATAGCCAGTTTTGTATTATGCATTATTAGTTAGTTAAAATAAAGGGAGAGGGTTACTCTCCCCTTATTGATTATTCCGTAATTAACGGAGAGTCTTCTTTTGGTTTTGGTAAGATTTCTAAGATTGTTTTAAGCAATGTTTCTAAAACATCATTACCTAATTCAATATTAAATTCTTTACCCAAGCAGGTTTCATAAGCTGACTTAAGTTCTTGGTAGCCAAATCCTGCAAGCTTTAGGATTTCAGCAATACCTTTAACATTAACATCTCCATATTCATTAGCGAAGTTGTCATCAAGTTTTTGAATTGTTTTACCGATTTGCTCAAAAAAGCATCCGATATTATCTAATTTAGAAATTTCTTTCATTGACAATGTATTTTAATAATATTAAATAATAGTTTGAATCTCAAAGAACTTAAC